CAAACAAACGCACGGGATTTAACCCCACACCCATTTGAAGATGCTGCTGCTTCCCAAGAAGCTGACCTTGGGCGTATTCGGCGTGGGTTGAATGCTGACGCAGCGCGGGAGCATAACCGTAGAACTCAGCAAGAAGCTGGTGGCCGCGCAGCATTACGTACCGGTGCTCGTGCTGGATTAGGGGCGTTAGCTTTTGAAGGCGGTAAAGCTGCCGGTCGGGCTTTAGATGAGAAATACCCTGAGCTTGGTAAAAAGATTGTTGATAAGACCGTAGGTCCAGTAATCGACAAAATGGTTGAAAAATCCCGCGATAAAGTTGAGCTTTCTAAAGACGCTAAGCGGCGGGTTAAAGAAGAAAACGACGAGTCGGTTAATACTCGGGGTGATTTTGATTATGAGCCCACAGCCCGGATGATGGGCATGAAAAAGGGCGGTGCTGTTAAAATGGCTAAGGGTGGTTCGGTTAGTTCCGCTTCTTCCCGTGGTGACGGTTGCGCTCAGCGCGGCAAAACTAAAGGTCGGATGTTGTAATGGAACAGACTATTTGGAGCGCGGTGCTTTCGGTAGGTGTAAGCGTTGTTGGGTTCTTCCTCAAGAGCATGTATGACGAAGTAAAACGCCTTCAAGTATTGATCAACAAAACCCGCGAAGAGGTTGCCAAAGAGTATGTGACCAAAACGCATCTAGACGCGGACATTAATCGTATCTTTGATCGGCTTGACCGCCTTGAAGCTAAGATCGACCGGCTGGTAGAGAAACATGCCTAGTAGCTCAAAGAAGCAACACAATTTCATGGAGGCGATTGCCCACTCGCCTTCTTTTGCCAAGAAAGTTGGCATCCCTCAGTCCGTGGGCAAGGACTTCTCAGCGGCTGACAAGGGTCGTAAATTTTCAAAGGGTGGTGAAATGGCTACAAAAATGAATCCCGGTTTTATGGCAATGATGGCTAAAAAGAAGGCCACACAAGAAGGCTCAAAAGCCGACAAAGCCGCTGACAAAAAACAAATGATGGGCATGAAGAAAGGTGGATCCATTGACGGTGTTGCCAAAAAAGGCAAAACCAGCGCTAAGATGGTTAAGATGAACAAAGGCGGCAAAGCCTGCTAAGGAGCTTATTATGGCTATGACCCCAAAGAAACCCGGCGAAGCGGAGATCTACACCGCTGACATGGGCAACCCCCCAATGGACTACGAAGGTCCAACCAAACCAACCAAAAAGCCAAAGAAGATGGCCGCTGGTGGTTCTGCTTCTTCTCGTGCTGACGGATGCGCCGAGCGTGGTAAGACCCGAGGCACAATGGTCCAGATGGCTTACGGCGGGAAGTGCTGAGATGATGGCTAGCCGGGGGATGGGTGCAATTGACCCGTCCAAAATGCCCAAACCGAAGCTTAAAGCTCGTCGGGATGATACTGATTTCACTCAGTTTGCCAAAGGTGGGCATGTAAACGCGGCTGGTAATTACACTAAGCCCAGCCTTCGTAAGCGGATTGTGTCTCAAGTGAAAGCTGCGGCAACTCAAGGCACTGGGGCAGGCCAATGGTCAGCCCGTAAAGCCCAGCTTGTTGCTAAGAGATATAAAGCCGCAGGTGGCGGGTACAGAGATTGAAAACTCCGCAGCAGTCTCTTAAAGACTGGGGCGACCAGAAGTGGCGCACCAAAAGCGGTAAGCCCTCCAGTAAAACTGGGGAGCGATATCTGCCAGAGGCTGCGATTAAGAGTTTGAGTCCGTCTGAGTACGCTGCGACGACCAAAGCGAAGCGGGAAGGCAAGAAAGCAGGTAAGCAATTTGTAGCGCAACCCAAAACAATCGCAAAGAAAACGGCAAAATTTAGATGACTACTTCTGGGGTCGCCGCATTTAACTTAGACCTCAACGAAATTGTTGAGGAGGCATTTGAGCGTGCTGGCTCAGAGCTTCGTACTGGCTACGATCTTCGTACCGCTCGGCGTAGTCTTAACCTTTTGTTTGCTGATTGGGCCAATCGTGGCATCAACATGTGGACGTTTGAGCAAGGGGTTATCCCTCTTGTTCCGGGGCAACCTACCTATGCGCTACCGGATGATACGGTTGATTTGCTTGAGCATGTTATTCGTACTAATGCTAATAGCGCTTCCAACCAAGCTGACCTGACTATCACCCGAATTAGCGTATCCACTTACGCTACGCTACCAAACAAACTAGCTCAAGGTCGTCCAATCCAAGTTTGGATCCAACGGTTGTCGGCGTCCGACTCGGTACTTACGGGCACTTTGGCAGCTACTATTAGCGCTTCAGCAACGTCTATTCCTATCTCGTCTTTGGCTGGTGTACCTAACGCTGGGTTCATTAGGATTGGGGCCGAGCTGATTGCCTACAACGAATTTAGTGTGGCGTCAGGCGCTACACCAGCGTACTTGCTGAACTGTTGCCGTGGGCAGGATGGCACTACTGCGGCGACCCAAACATCTGGCGCAGCTATTACGTTGGCTCAAAAACAAAGCGTCACCGTGTGGCCTACTCCTGATGCGTCAACGTCTTATCAGTTTGTGTACTGGCGCATGCGTAGGGTCCAAGACGCCGCTGGCGGCGCTAAGACTTTTGATGTGCCTTTCCGGTTCCTTCCCTGCCTAGCTGCGGGGTTGGCGTATTACTTGGCGTTGAAAGTGCCCGAGGGTATTCAGCGTTTGGACACTCTTAAAAAACAGTACGACGAAGCTTGGGAGCTTGCCGCTCAGGAAGATCACGAGAAGGCAGCGGTTCGATTTGTACCTAGGCAGATGTTTATCGGCAGCAGGATTTAATGGGTAATAGGTTCGCCTCTGGCAAGAATGCAATTGCTGAATGCGACCGGTGCTCGTTTCGGTTTAAACTAACTCGTCTTCGTAAAGAGGTTATCAAGACAAAGACGTATAATCTGTTGGTTTGTCCTCAGTGTTGGGATCCTGACCAGCCTCAGTTACAATTAGGTATGTACCCAGTTGATGACCCACAAGGGCTTCGAGATCCTCGCAGAGATAACAGCTATCAAGTTTCAGGTCTTTTGGCTGACGGGTATTTGGGTGGTGGTAGCCGGGTGTTCCAATGGGGTTGGAACCCTGTCGGTGGTGCTAGAGATGGCGGCTTAACCCCAAATAACTTGGTTTTGCAAGGACAAATTGGTACAGTAACGGTTGTGACGACATAGGAGTCCATAATGGACAAGTCAGACTTAGCGCAAGACAAGGCTTTGATCAAAAAAGCCCTCAAGCAACATGACAAGCAAGAGCATAAGGGTGGCAAAGGTACGACCCTGAAGCTCAAAAAGGGTGGCCCAACTACAGATGACCGCATGAAACAGGGGCGTAATATGTCCCGTGCCATGAACCAAGGCAGCAAATAATGGCCAAGTTCAGCAAAAAACTCGGCGGCAAGGAAGTCGGCTCGGCTGAAGTCTACGCACAGCCCCATGATATGACGGGTAAAGCTGGCGTAGATCTAAGTAACAATGGTTACGGCCCAAGCCCAAAGCGCGAACTACTTGAAGATATGCCCGTTAGCCTTGGTGCAGCGCGTAGCAAGCCCTATGCCGAAGCTAAGACTACGGGGATCAAGATCCGTGGGGTTGGTTGTGCGACTAAAGGTACGATGGCTCGGGGGCCGATGGCGTGAACTACGCTGCTCTGTCAACTGCAATTCAGAACTACACGGAAAACTACGAGGATTCCTTCGTAGCGAGCATTCCTACGTTTGTTCAGCAAGCAGAGCAGCGGATCTACAACACGATCCAGTTTCCTTCGCTACGAAGAAACGTGACTGGTTTGACTACGGCAAGTAACAAGTACTTGGCTTGCCCAGATGATTTCTTGTCTGTGTACTCGATGGCTGTGTTTCCTACAGGGGGTGAATACACTTACCTGCTGAATAAAGACGTTAACTGTATTAGGGAAGCGTACCCACAGCCAACGGATACTGGGTTGCCAAAGTACTACGCTTTGTTTGGGCCGCAGTCTTCGCTACTAACAGAGTTAACGTTTATTCTGGGACCGACTCCCAACGCAATTTACAACGTTGAACTCCACTATTTTTATTATCCTCAGTCAATTGTCACAGCAGGAACAAGCTGGCTTGGGGATAACTTTGATACTGTGCTGCTGTACGGATCGCTTGTTGAGGCTTACACTTACATGAAAGGTGAAAGCGACATGATGGCGCTGTATGATGGCAAGTATAAGGAAGCACTGGCGCTTGCCAAGCGTCTGGGCGATGGACTTGAGAGGCAGGACGCCTATCGTTCCGGCCAATATCGGCAAGCAGTCACTTAATTTTAGGAGTTTCTCATGGCTTTTACTGGCAACTACATGCCTACCTCGTTCAAAGTTGGATTGCTGAACGGTGTGTTTTCGTTTACTCCCGGCACAGGAGACGCATACTACATTGCTCTGTACACCAACTCGGCAACGTTTGACGCAACGACTAGCGCATACACAGCGACTAACGAAGTTACGGGTACTGGCTACACGGCAGGTGGAAACATTCTTACTGTTTCTGCCAGCGTTCCAGCACCGTTGTCTCCTTTCACCGCTAGTACAACTGCGTATATTAACTTTTCTGATACCACTTGGACGACCGCAACGATTACCGCTCGCGGTGCTTTGATTTACAAGAACAGCACGCTAACGATTGGTGGAGCTTCAGTTGTTAAGCCTGTGATTGCGGTTCTTGACTTTGGTTCTGACAAGTCATCGAGCGCGTCAAACTTCACGATTCAGTTCCCGGCAATCGGCAGTGGCCCAGTTGGTTCTACGGCAATTCTTCGGATTGCATAATGGCTATCTCCCTTAAACACGGCTTTGGCAGTGGAAAGCTGGACGGGACAGATGCGACCCTAGTCCAGCCATCCAACTGGAACTCTGACCACGTTCTGGCTATTGGTTCCCCAAAGCTGTTTGGGAGAACTTCAACAAACGGCTCAACAACGCCATCGTCTTTGTCTGGGATTAGTCAGGCAAGTCCGGGGGTGTTCACGACGACTGGGGCGCATGGTCTGACTGTAGGACAGTTGGTCACCATCTCTGGTGTATTGGGTATGACCCAAGTCAACGGGAATACTTATGTGGTTAACACCACCCCGCTGTCCACGACGTTCACAGTGCTGTTCCAAGGGTCTGCTTTAAGCACCTCTTCATATACCGCGTACTCTTCAGGTGGTACTGTGACTGGGGCAGCGACAGGCGTAGCAGAAGAAATTGCTGTAGCAGGGGCGCTTACATTGTCTTCAGGTACGCTGACCGGCACTGGCGCATCAACAGGCAAGGCAATTGCCGTTGCCATCGTATTTAGTTAAGGAACTCAGATGGCAAATCCAAATATTGTTAACGTCACGGCCATTTATGGCACGACGACGTACTTTAAGCCGACAGGTACTTCAGCGGTTGTGCTGTTGCCTAACGCAGCGTCAAGTGGTTTGGTCTACAAGATTGAGAACATTGTAGTCACTAATACGACCACTTCGGCAGTTGATGCAACGGTAAGTATTTACAGTAACGGTGCGGTTGCTCAAGGCTCTGCTCCTGCGGGCGGTACGGCTTATCCAATCGCCAGCACTATTTCGGTTCCGCCTAATGCCTCGTTGGTTGTAACGGATAAGTCCACCTCCTTCTACCTGATGGAAGGTACATCTATCTCAATCACTTCATCCTCTGCAAATAACCTGACCTTCGTAGTCAGCTACGAAAACATTAGTTCAAGCTAATCATGTCCATTCGCTACACGGGTGGGATTCTCTCCGATACCGTTGACGGGCTGAGTACGCCCGTAACTACCATTGAGTATTTGGTAGTTGCTGGTGGGGGTGGTGGCGGTGTTGACGCTTGGAGTACAGGGTGTGGAGGCGGAGGCGGTGCTGGTGGTTTATTAACTGCTACCGGATATTCTGTTACTGCTGGCTCTTCTATAACCGTTACTGTTGGCGGAGGCGGTGCCGGTGCAACAGGTAATACCGCTGGTTCTTCGGGTCAGAATTCTGTTTTTGGTTCTATTACTGCTACGGGCGGCGGCGGTGGCGGCGGTGGAACAAGTTCAGCAAACGGTGTAGCTGGTGGTTCTGGAGGCGGTGGAGGTGGAAACGGAAGTTCCGCTGGAACCGGGACATCCGGTCAAGGTAATAGTGGTGGTGTTTTTGGGGATTCTTACGGGGCGGGTGTTAATGGTTCGTACTGGAGTGGCGGAGGCGGAGGCGCGGGTTCCGCTGGTGGTCTAAGAGCCAGTGGTGGCACTGGTTTTGCGTCTTCCATTACTGGAACTCCAACGCAATATGCGGGTGGTGGCGGTGGTGGTTACTATCAATACACTTCAACAGGATTAGTTGGCCCCGGAGGCGGCGGCGGAGGTGGCGACGGTGCGTCTAATAAAACCATACCTGCCAAAACAGGGCTTGCAAATACAGGTGGAGGTGGTGGCGGTAATGGATATACCCAAATCTCACCAAATCCCGCAGCGGGTGGCAGCGGCATTGTAGTTATCCGTTACCCAGCGTATCTAGCCCCGGCAGCAGCAGTCGGCGCAAACACATACATTTCTGGCCCATACCGTGTGTATGTATGGGTTTCATCAGGCTCAATTACTTTCTAATATGGCTATTGGAATCTTCACCCTGCGCCAACAACTTAGAGGGTTGTTGAGTACAAATTGGCCCGGAGCTAAAACGCCATACGTCGAGTACTTAGTTGTCGGCGGCGGCGGTGGCGGCGGTGGAAATATTGCTGGCGGTGGTGCTCCGGGCGGCGGCGGCGCTGGCGGAGTCCTTACTGGTTTGCTCCCCGTTACTGCTGGCGTTTCTTATGTAACCACTGTTGGTGGCGGAGGCGCTGGCGCAGCCACTACTGGAAACAACGGAGACAATTCAGGGTTTTCAAATATTACAGCCATAGGTGGGGGTGGAGGGGGTTCCAGCTATGGTAATGGACCGGGAAATAGCGGTGGTTCAGGTGGCGGTGGAGCATATAATAATTATTCAGGTGGCGCAGGTGTATTGAATCAAGGTAATAACGGTGGATTGGGATTGCCCAATGTTACCGTAACAGGGGGAGGCGGCGGCGGTGCTGGCACTGTTGGAATGTCTGGCACAGGTTCTAGCGCAACAACGGGTAAAGGTGGCGATGGTGGCTCTGGTATTGCATCTGCCATAAGCGGGTCAGTAGCGGTTTATGGTGGAGGAGGAGGCGGAGGAAAACAAGCAGCAAATGGGCTTGGGGGTGGAACTGGGGGCGTTGGTGGTGGAGGAGATGGTACACAAGGTGTAGCAGTCGCATCTCCCGGTCAAGCGAATACTGGCGGTGGCGGGGGTGGTACTGGAAACAACTACAACGGAGCAGCAGGTGGCTCCGGTATTGTCATTATCAGTTACCCAGACAGCTACGCAGCTTTAACATCTTCATCAAATTTAGGAAACGCCTATACCACTGGGTCGGGCAGTTTGTCTTTTGGTAATACGTCTGGTACCCGAGTCGTTTACGGTACGGGTTACAGTTCAGCGTGGTCGTTAGGTACAGGCGATTACACAATCGAAGCTTTTGTTAATTTACAATCCGACACCGTAAATACTGCTGCAATTCTTTCCACCGGTTCTTGGGCTTTGCGTGCAGGGACTACAGTAGCCTCCACAATTTTTAGCCCCGGAGGCATTCCGTATACTTCTTCCATAAATCTTTCTTATAACACTTGGACCCACATTGCTGCGGTAAGAAGCGGAGGCACTACATATTTATTTGTAAATGGCGCTCAAGGTTTTGCATTAAGTAATGGGTCAAACCTTAATACATCAGCCGAGTTAGTTGTCGGAGATGTTGCAGCGTTAGGAAATAACTGGTCTGGTTATTTGTCCAACATTAGAATAATCAAAGGAACAGGTTTATACACTTCTGCGTTTACTCCTCCAACGGCTCCTTTGACCCCCGTGACTAACACAACTTTGTTACTGTCTACGGTATCTGGTTCGCCTTATGCTGATTCTTCTGTCACTTCAGCAGTTACTAATAGTGCGTCATCAGTTGTTCCTTCTTGGCAACCCCCATCACCTTTTGCTACTGGATTAGGGTATAAGAACCGCGTTTACATTTGGAACTCTTCTGGTTCTTTCACGATATGAGTATTACGCTGCTTGGCGGGTTCAACTCCGCAACATACAACCCGTTTGCTGGACCTACCCCAACGATTGAGTACCTTATCGTTGCTGGCGGGGGTTCTGGTGCTGGTGCGGCTGGTGATACAAATGGTTGTGGCGGGGGTGGTGCTGGCGGTCTTTTAACGGCTTCCGGGTTTAACGTAACCGCAGGTTCGTCAATAACAATTACTGTTGGTGGTGGTGCATCCGGTTCGACAGGCGTTGGAGCGCAAGGTTCAAGTTCAAGTATTGCCGCTGGAACAACTATTACCGCCACTGGCGGCGGGGCCGGTGGGCAATATAACTCTGGTGGCGGCAATGGCGGTTCTGGAGGTGGAACTGGAAATAATGGTACAACACCGGGAACTGGGGTTGCAGGGCAAGGCAATGCCGGAGGGCTTGGCGCATCAGGTAACAACTCTGGTGCTGGTGGCGGAGGTTCTGGAAGCGTAGGAATTTCTACTACATCGGTTATTGGAGGAAACGGCGGTACAGGAACGGTTTCTACAATTACCGGTTCCCAAATCCAATATGCCGGTGGCGGCGGCGGCGGTGCATACGCTTCAACGGGAGGTTTAGGAGCGGCTGGTGCAGGTAATGGTGGTAGTTATGTGTCTTCTGTTGAAACTGCACCAACAAATGCATTATCTAATTCTGGTTCTGGTGGTGGTGGCGTTGCTGGTCGTACAAGCAAATCAGGTGGCAACGGCGGCTCTGGCATCGTCATCATTCGTTACCCAGCAAACTTTGACCCCCCGGCATCAGTAGTAGGCACTCTTCAAGGTGTTCAGGGCAGCATTGCCAACGGTTATCGTGTGTATATCTGGACAAGTTCCGGAACCATTACTTTCTAAGGAGTTTAAATTGGCTCATTTTGCTCGCGTTCAAAACGGTATCGTCACAAATGTTATCGTCATTGAGAAAGAAGTTCTTGACCTTGGTCATTGGGGCGACCCTGCTGAGTGGGTTCAGACCAGCTACAACACAAGCGGCGGCAAACATCTTCTTGGTGGTGTACCTCTTCGTAAGAATTACGCCGGTCTTGGCTATTCTTATGACACTCAACGGGATGCCTTCATTCCTCCAAAGCCCTTCGCATCATGGGTCTTGGACGAAGAAACCTGTCTGTGGAACGCCCCCACGCCCATGCCGACTGACGGTAAAATGTACAACTGGGATGAGGCAACAACCTCATGGATTGAGTTTGTCCCGCCCGTTGTTGAAGAAGTAGCAGAAACTCCAGTCGAAACGCCCGCAGCAGAGTAAAAACACATGGCCGCCTATTCGGGTATCTGGACGCTCTCACAGGTCGCCCTTGCAGTTAAGCAAGGGACATGGACTAATGTGCCTCCAACGACTGTGGAGTATCTGCTTGTTGCCGGTGGCGGCGGTGGTGGTTATAACCAAGGCGGCGGAGGTGGTGGAGGCGGAGTCCTTCAGGGATACCTTGGGATTGTTCCAAGCACCACTTACACCATAACTGTTGGCGGAGCGGGTTCAAGCTCCAATTCCGGTACGCCTTTAGGTGGAAATGGCGGCGATTCCATAATTGCTTCTAATAGCGTCAGTCGGATTATCGCTACTGGTGGTGGTGGTGGTTATGGGGCAGCAGGCGCTGGTGGCGCAGGAGTGGCTGGCGGTTCTGGAGGCGGTGCTGGCGGAGGAGGGGCAACATATTCTGGCGGTTCTGGGCTATCAGGACAGGGCAATGCCGGAGGTGGCGCAACTTCTGCGGCAGGAGGCGGTGGCGGCGGAGCGGCGGGAACAGTTGGTTTGGCCGCATATGCAAGCGGAAATGCTGGAAACGGCGGAGCAGGAATTGCTTCCGATATTACTGGGACTCGCGTTGTTTATGCTGGCGGAGGAGGAGGTGGAACCACTAGCGCAACGGCTGGGACAGGCGGCGTAGGCGGTGGCGGAGCAGGATTTTCTGGGGCTGGTACAGCAACTTCTGGGCAAACAAACACGGGCGGTGGTGGCGGTGGCGTTTGGATTACCAACGGCGGAGCAGGTGGCTCCGGTATCGTAGTTATTCGCTATCCCGGTTTTATTCAGTATTTCACTGGCGGCACGGTTACCTGCACGGGTAACTATGTTATTCACACATTCACA